CAATGTCGAAGCCATCCGATTTGTGCGCCAACTCTTGTTCGCGTTCAAAAAGGGAAAGCTTCGCTGCGCATCAGAAGCCAACGAAAAAGAAGTCGTTGAGTTCTTTGATGTCGACAGCCAACTCCCTGAGCCGGAAGGCTTTTGGGAGTCTATTGACGAAGCGGTTCCTGAACCAGTTCGGCCAGATGGAAGATATTCTCAACGAGAACAATCACCATCCGGATGCGATCCTGATTCAAACGTTGGCAAACGGTTTCGCTTGCCTTCGCGAGGAGCTGCTGCTAGTTATCCGGGATCTCAAGATTCTGGAACGGAGGAAAGAGGATCTCCGAAAGGAGAAAACTCGCCAGCGTCCCAGGACGACTCCGAAACGCCGAAAGGCGAAGTCGGAGGTCAAACCTTGGGAACACGAGGGGTGACATATGAAGGATTCAGTAAGTCACCTCTCTATCACGGACGACTATCGTCTCTTGATCCGCAAACGCGGATCAAGCTGTCGCGCCTCCTGGCGACACTTGACTTCGTGTCAGGTGTCGTCACCGCAACACTTGGGTCTTACGATCCGAGTGTATGGCGGTTCAGGCACGGCCCGGGTGCTGTTTCAGAGTATAGGGGTCCTGCCAACAAGTACTGTTGGACAAACTGGTCCTATACCCTGGAATCCGAGTACCCAATTGCCGACTATGGTTTCCATAGTTATAGCAGTTGGGCAGGCAGAGTACACACTGAAAGAGTTCCAAGCTCGGAAGAGCTTTGTTCTCGAATGGTGTGTGTCCCAAAGACCTACTCGCGTCCGCGGCTCATTGCCGCGGAACCGAGTGCAAGTCAGTGGTGCCAACAAAATATGTGGCACTACTTTTGCAACCGAACGCAGGATTCTTGGATTGGTAGATTCATTCGCTTTCGCGATCAGAGTCACAACCAAGATCTGTGCACGATTGGGTCCCGGGATGGCACGCTTGCTACAGTCGATCTCTCGGCTGCCAGCGATCGTGTCACCTGTCACGCTGTTGGACAGATGTTCCGGAAAAACCCGAAACTACTAAACTGTCTTAGAGCGTCTCGAAC